GTCGTTGTTTGATTTAGCTCTACGAAAGCTGTTTTATATGAATTAGGCATAGTTATTTTTCAAGGAAAAAGTGAAACAGCTCGACATCAGTAGTATCTCCGCCCGCAGAAATGTTGTCCAAATCTACGGGTTCACTTACTTCTATGTAATCTAATTTTGTAGTGTGTTCAGCTACCGTAGTAGCCAACGTCGTTGTCTTGTTGAAGGTGAACGAATCAGGTCCGCCTGGGGCAAATCCTCCGTTCCCCCCTCCTGGAGGATTGTTAGGGTCTCTACCCGTGTCGGTCTCGTCTTGGTTCGTAGGAAGCTCTCCTGAGTAGCCACATCGTAGCGCTTCCACACGTTGAGCGTGATCCTTTAACTGAACGGTTAGCGAGTGAGGTAAAAAGGTCTCAGTTCCAGCTGACAATTTTGACGTATGGAACTTCTTGTATGGACGACAGATGTCCAGGTATTGCACTTCAGGGTCAAGCCTACCCCGTATGATAGTTCCAGATACAGACTGCCGTGTTTTTCCTCGGATGTTGAGCGCTCGCTCGGTAGCATAAAACCCCATCGCTGGATACATATCTGCATACGGGATGTCTGTTGTGTCAAATCCGTCGGGATGAAACTTTAGGTTGTCCTCCCTCAGCAGCGGTGAAGAGGTGTCGCTAGGATGGGTGGCTCTATAACGACCAAACGCCCTGTTGCCTGAGTTTTCGTATGTAGCCCCAAACGCAGTAGGGGTCAGTTCGATCTGCTCAGAACCGTAAAGCACTTGACTGTGAGACACGTACCTGGCGTCGTAGTTCTCCGTTCCATCGCCTAAGTACACTTCGATACCAGACAGCTGAAAAGATCGCAGTATTGAATCATTTTCGCTGTACTGATCGTCTGTAGCTGAAACTGTACTTTTCGTAACCAAAGGCCATGTAGACGCTGCCATAGTTGCGCTCTCGACCGAACTAGTAAAGACGTCAATCGCGTTGCCGTTAGTGTCAAGTATTGGGTTCCAGTTCATGTTGTGAGCAACCTCGTAAAGCCTCAAATATGGGTATATTTGAATTTTATCGAAAGACGAAGTAGCCCCTTCCGCGACAGTAGGCATCTGTACTTGCTCATCAAAGCGGTAGATAAAGTTGATTCGAGACTCATCTTCTACTAGAGCATTGGCGTCATCAGGGTCTTGCTTTAATAGCGGCGGCGTAAAGAACACGTATGTGAATTCCCAGTCCTGAAGAAACTCATCAGTAGACCCAGCGTTATCATCAGTGAGCACGGTTGGGTCAGCCCCAATCATTACTTCTAAGTATGCTGTGTCGTAGTTAGATTCGTCTTCTCGAATCCACGAGTACTGTTCGTAGGTCTTTGGCAGATAATCTTCGCTGGTGTTGGGCACATCTATCGATATCGTGCTTGCATCACTCAAATACCGCAGTGTGCGAACCCTTCTGCGTAATCTAAACCAATAAGTTCCATCGTAAGCACGAACGTCCATTCTCACGACTGCAATATTACCCTTGTTTTTTGGTTCAAATGAGTCAGCAGGACCGTCAGGGTAGTAGTAAGTTGCGTCGCCAGAAAAATGCAATCTAAACGAACCGCCGTTATCTCCGTTTGGTACGGACAACTCGTCCACGATACCCTGAGCAGGCAGGTTCGAGTAATAGTTGGACGTGGTTATGGCATACAGGTTTGTAAACTGATCAATGTCAGATATACGGTGCAGGTATGTCTCGAATGTAGGGCCGTCGTATCCAATGCCAGACCGAAAGATGAGGTCGCTACCAGCCCCTTCGTGAACTTGTGCTACAGACTCAACAGGGTATACGCCACGCCGAGCTGCCCCCCTAAGAAAATTGGCGCCTATGTGGTCTAGATACGTTACTTGTGGGTCGGTGTCCTCGTCAGTGCCATTAGAGTTGAACAATACAGAGTGGCTAAACAGCCCGTTAGCGTCTTTCGTCCAGTCGAAATACCCGATCGTGTCGTCATCTCCGTTGATTATGCGTTCTCGATCAAACAGGTGAAATTTGCCCTCTGAGAAGCAAAAAGTAGCCCCCAAAGAGGCACAAATGTCGCTCAAAGCGTCGTATGTGGACGTAAAGTTGTCCTTTCTGAGCGCTCTTTTGCGTTCAAACCCCTTCTTTCGACCCTCACTAGGCTTCGGGCGAGTGTAAAACGAGTCCGACTTAAGGAAGTAGTGGTCAAGCACCGCGTCCGTAGAGGGGAACGTGTTATATGTGTCGTTTACTGGTCGAACTAGGCGATGCTCTGTGAACATTGGATAGTCATGACTGCCGTCCGTATTATCACCCTGAAGCACATAGTCGATCAGCGCCCAGTGCGGCAGCTTCTGAACAATCTCCTTCAACCAATACACAAGAGCACGTTCACTAGGCTCGTTTTGTGTTGTTTGGAAGATGTCTCCGTTTGAGTCCTTAAAGTCTATGTTTTTTAACGATGCTATTCCGTCACTAGCCACAAACGTGGTCAGGATTCTACCATCGTTAATTTCTTCTGTAGTCTCCTCTGGGTGAATTATACCCGCCCATTCGAAGTCTTCTTGCGTTTCGGTTTGACGGTAGAGCATGGCTACCATTCTGAATTCATGGTCCCCAAAGCAAGGCACGGTTACATGCGTTCGCTCGTACTCCGTTAGATAAGCCGAAAACTTCAGGGAAGAACTCATGATCGGCTGCAATACATCTTCAATAGAGCCTTTCCAGTCTAGTGTGAATCCAGGCTCTGCGATTTCGACCTTAGAAAACGGTACAAATGATCCCTGAGACGCAATGTTAATATCCCACAGTTCGAGTCGATAAGAGAACCCATCGACAACCTTATACGTCGTACTTACTACTCTTCTAGCCATAAATTCTATCTAATGCTGTTGCCCCTCGTCGCGTCCCAAGCACAATGTCAGACCCGCTAATAAAACCTTCGGTTCTAAGCGACCCCCCTTGTTGAGTAGATCTGGTGCTAAAAGAACCCAGTCCTGAATTGTCTAACAAAAAATTACCAAATCCAGCAGCTTTTATGCTTCCAGCTGCCGTTGCTAGGTTTGAGCCTGCGGTTGCAATTGTCGCCAAAAGTGCAACAATCCCCCAGGCCACGGCTAATCCAGCGAGCTTTGCAATAAGACCTTTGATAGCGTCAACCAACCCGGTCCTGATCGCATTGGCTAAAGATTCAGTTCCGTCCAGAGCGCTTTTAAATGCGGTTTCGAATATGCTGCCAATACTGACAGCTAAAGCCTCTATTTCTCTAACATTTGCAAGCAGTTCCTCTTGACTTACTTTTTGGACTAAATTATCAATTGCTTCACTTGCCGCGTTTGCTCCTGTCTGAAGCTCAGGCATGACGTCAGACACTCCCGTAAAGGCCACGGCCAACCGTTTTGCGGCCTCGTCATCGGTCATTGTCTCAAGGGTTCCGCTTACCTTTTCTCCCTCAGAGTTTAACCTCTTTAAAGGCTCTAAGGGGGCGTTCTTGCGAAGTTTATCGAAAGACTCGACCCCTTTCAGTCCAAGTTGCGTGATCTGTTGGCCTATATCTCCGAAACGTCTTTCAAGCTCCTCTACGTACTCAAAATCTACATCTTTACCAGAAACAGCTGCCGATTTGAGGTCAAGTATTTTGTTCTTTAGCTCAGTGTATTCAGCAATAAGTTTATCGATGTTGGTGATTGTTCCGTCATCAATTTTTTGCTGCTTTAGGTCTTCTTTTCTTTTCGCGGCAATAGCGGCGAAGTACTGATTTATTGCTATAGTGAACGGATCTTCACCAAACAGGTTCACGCCTGAAGCAATAATGTCTTGTGCTCGCTTTTCAATAGCTTCAGCCACGCCCACAGGCACCAGTCGTTTAGCAATCTCGTCAACAGGGACAGGGGAAACCCCGTCCATAAAGTCTAACGTGAGTTGAGCAGCTCCAGCTCTGACCCTTTTCTCTATCTCACTAAAGTCAAGGTCGTCCAGAGATTTTATCTCGGCATCAACCTCCAACTGCAAAGCGGCGTCTTTTAACGAGGCTTCAGCAAGCCTATCGCCTTCCCCTAGCGCTCTATTTACCTTGTCTATAAGCGTCAGTATTCCCTCAATTGCTATGGCGTAGCCTGTAAACTTTAGAACTCTACCGAGGGCAGCAAACCTGGTGCTGGTTTTGACAGCAGCGGCCCCAGCCTTACCAGTGGCTACCGAAGACGCTATAGCTGCGGAGGTTTGAGCATTAAAAGAACTAGCCACAAACCCTAACTCGGCTCCGAGCTGTCGCATCACAACCCTGGTTCTTAAAAACTTAAAACCTAATCCAGCCACCACTCTTCCAGCGAGGGCTATACCAGAGGTTAAACCTCCAATAATCAACAAAAGCGGACCTAAAGCCGCCAGAAACGCAAGTGTTAAGCCTATAGTTCTTTTGGTTTGAGTGTCCATTTCAGAAAGAGATCGCACAAACCGAGTAACGCTTTCTACAATCTCCTTGATGTTTTCTCCAAACTGCTCCTCCAACTCAATGGCAAAGTCAGCGAGTGCGGACTGAAGCCTACGAAACGAAGCAAGCAAAGACTCGTCCAAAGCATCAGCAAACTTATCTACAGTCCCTTCCGAGTTGTTTAGCTTGTTTTTAAGCTCGTCAAACAAAGGCAACAGGTCTGCCAAGCTCTTTCTTGCACCAGCTCCGCGCAGGCCAAACTGCTCAAGTTCCGCTGCATACCCTTTTGTGGAGTCAAAAAGCGCTGCCAGAGCTTGCTCTGCATTTAGGCCATCTTTAGCGAGTTGCCCCAGGATACGACGAAAAGACGTACCACCTCTACTTGCCTCAAAACCCTGGTCAGCCAAAAGACCCAGAATAGCAACCGTCTCGCTTAACGAGATCCCGTAAGCAGCAGCTTCAGAGGCAGAGTAGTTTAGCGCTGTTCCAAGCGTCTCTGCTGTTAAAAGAGATGACTGTGTCGCTTTAGCAAATACGTTGGTGATAAAAGTGGCCTGCTCAAGGTCACCGCCCAAGTCCTGGAGCGAGTCTCTAAATCGATTTTGATTCTTTACCACAAGCTCTCCAGCCTCGGCCAGGTCGATGTCCATCGCTTGCGCCAGCTTTAGAATAGAACCTTGCAGTGCAAGTATTTCGTTATCTGTTTTTCCAAGCTTTGCAAGGGACAACTGAAGGGTGCTGACCTCTTCTGCTGTAAAGATTGTGCTAGCGCCTAATTCCCTTGCCGTCTTTACCAGTTTTGCTATAGGCTTGTCGGCACCACGGATACCCTGTATTTTTCTCTGGGCAAGGTCGAAGCTAGTCCCCACTCGAACGGCTTCTCTGCCTAAAAGTATTAGCGGAGCAGATATTGCTGTGGTAATATCTCGCCCCGCTCGTGTTGCCGCAGCTGAAAACTTGCTTAAAGACGTAGACGCCTTCTTCATTCCGGTGCTGAAGTCCGTTACGTCCGCAAGTATTTTAGCCGTTACCGTTGTGCTTGTAGCCATTAGGTAAATGTTTTAAACTGTTCGTACAAGTCCTGCGCTATTGTCTTCGTAGGAGCTTTTTTATGATCCGAATGAGGATTGAAGTCTTCGGGTTTGTACTTCTTTCCTTTCGAAGAGTTTACATTAGCGAGGAGAGCCATCTGTGATGAGGTGTGATTCCACATCAACTTGTCTCTCAGCATAAGGCCACTACTAACGGACGAGACCTCGGCCAAAGTCATGGTCCAGAATGACTCAGGAGAAACGCCTGCTTTTATTGATTGCAAGTAAAGCTCAACAAGCTCAGGCGTCTCTGCTGAATCTTCATCCGTTAGCGCTTTCCCGCGCTTTCTGTATTCATGGCTGAGGCCATAGCTTCTGAGATAACCTCAAGCTGCCCTGAGTCTAGTATTTCAGCAATGAACACTTCCTTGTTAGTTGTGAACTTCTTTCCAGAGTAAACACAACTATTAACTACACTGTAGTAAGCGATCAAGGGAATCGCAGTAAGCGGGTCGTCCTGAACCCAGGTGTCAAAGTCAGGAAGCTTTAACCCTTCATTTTTAAGCAACAAACGCAAAGCGTTCATGGTAAAAAGGGCGTCTTGATTCTTGTTTTTAACCTTGAGCTTAAACTCACCCCGAAAGTTGTTGGATAAATCCATGTGGTTGATTAAGGGTAAAAAAGGGGCGACACGACCTTCGCGCCGCCCCAAAAACAAATATACTACCTGTTAGGCGATAAACTTGTACAAATCTCCATAACCTCGGAAGGTAGCGCTGTATGTAGCGATATCATCTACACCTCCAGTGAGGGTGGCAGTTTCGATTAGAGCTTGACCCACGTAAGAGACAACACCACCATCGTCTCCGTTGCCGTCAGCACCTACTTTTGTGGTGAAACGAACCAAGACGTAGTAAGAGTCTTTTGCTGCGTCCAGAATGGTGACAGGGCTTCCTGTGTCACCACCAGCGTTTGCTGTAAGATCGATCAGCCCGTCAATAGTAAAGTTCCATGAGAACGCGCCTGACGCGATGTAGTTAGTTGACCCACCTTCTCCGTTACGAGCAGCAACTTCGTTGATTGTGTTGCTCGCATCCAAAGAGGTAGATGTAGCGGCAGCCAAAAGTTGTGAAGCCCCAATGGTCTCTGCTGCAGAAATGGATGATGCCCCTAAATAAAGGCCCCCGAACTCTTGGTCGGTGGTATTGTACCAGATAAAGTGGTCTCCGTCTGAAACCCCGGCAGGATTTGACGTTGGAGCTGTCGTACTGCTGTAGACTTCTAGTGGAGAAGTCTGATCGGTACCTACGAAGTAGACACCTATTTGATTTGATGCTAATGTAGCCATGGTCTTAGTTATTTAAAGCGTTGTTTTGCTAGCGTGTTTAATAATTGATTAATCTCTGTTCTTAATATTTTTCTAACTTTTCCGTTTTGCTTTTTGTAGATAGCGGCAAAGTTAACTCTCTTCTTTTTGCTTATATGGCGAGCAGGACTTGCAAAGAAGTGCGCTCTCCATCCGGCGCTCTTACCCTTCATTTTAGGCCCTACTCTTCGTCCATAAATGCTGCTTCTTCGGCCTTTTATCTTCTTGTTCCCCATAGGGTCGTCAAATCCCCCCGTGCGACGTTGTAGCTTCTTGTACATAGTGCCTCCCTTGAAGGCTTTTTGCCACGGTGCCGCCGCTTTTCTCAAGGCCGAATCCATAAGCTTCTCCCCGGCCTTAGAATCAGCTACGTCGTAAGCGTATCCCTTTAAAGCTGTGTTCAGCTTTTCAACGTCGCCCTTTTTCAGGAATATTCTGACCTGATTTCTCGCCATTACTTTGCTATTTTATAAAGTAAAGGAACATCCACTCGATTGATAAAGTTTATCCTATTGTAGTTAGTTGTTGGTCCTAAGTTTGCCAATATTTTTAAAGTAGCCCCAACCCACGAGGGTTCGTTCAGACCGGGAAGTGTAAATTCTCCTGTCTCTGGATCCTCGCTTTTAGTGTATTGTATACCGGGACGGCCTGTTGACGGTACGTTTTCAACAAACTTTGAGGAAATATCGTCACCGTTAGAATCAACAGTCAACTCTTCTCCGTTAGGCAAAATCACAGATACGCTAGTTATGCTAGAGACAAACAGACCATGTTCTTCACTTGTGTTTCCTCCAGAGTTTTTAAACCGTATGTTCCCCGTTTCTGGCTGCTTGGCATTACCGCCTGCAAGGAGGTAATTCATGTTTGACATTCTGAAGACACCTAAACGCTCTCCCTCCTGTCTAAAACAATGACTTGTGACATCGCTAGGGTAGTTTATGCTGTGGTTGTAAAAACTTATTGGCTGAGAGTATTCATACTTAACCACACCCCCATCTGTTTTGGTTACAGAGTTTTCTGCGTCACGCGAGTTAAGCCCATCTATGTATTCACTTACGCCTGTAATTGGAGTAAGACTATAGTACAGCTTCCCCATTTGTGGTCCGTGGGGAAGATGATAGTAACCTAATTCGTTGTAGGGCCAGGTTGTTGTGTCCAACTTGTAGGTCTTAAACCCGTCAGAGTTTAAATATGTCGGCTCGGTTTCGTCTGCTGGTATTAGCACGAAGGTGTTAGGTGAACTTTCTACAACTAGCTCTCCAGAGTCTAAAACGATTTTAGCATCAGGCGTTGAGTTGTTTGGAAACAAGTCGTACCAGCGAGATGTATAGCTTCGAATGTATCCATCTGTAGGCACGCCCGCTGCCGGACTCAGGGCCGTTTTGTAAATGAATTTGTCTTCGTTCATGATATAGATGTCCGAAACCTCGGTGCCATCAATATCCTCAACAATCTCTAGAGCGCTATTATATTCCCTAATATTGCCGAGCTGAAACGAAGATGAGCTGTTATCGCCTGTTATAATTTCATAAGAACCATTACCCGTGGTTCTTATCAGCAAGCTGTCACGCTTAGGAAAGGGGCTGTTATTTACTACCACATAATCAACCGTCGGGTTTCTGTAGTGAGTGGTTGGATGCGAAATGAACGGGTAATCTTGATCGGGTAGCCCCAAAAACGTATCGTCGTCTCGTAGCTCGGCACGGATCTTTAGCACCTCGTGTCGCCCTTCATACTGAATAGAGTAGATACGAAACTTTCCGCCCTCAAAGTAGATGACATCTTCAAACTTGACGCCCTTAAAGTATCGACAGCGAATCTCAGCCTTGATTTTACCTGTTCGCTGTTCTTGGATACGCTCCTCCGAGGCGCCAGCAGAAGGCGTGCCGATGTATTTAAATTCGGCACCCACATCGCGCTTGATGATAGAGACGGTCTTAACCTTTTCCCCTGAATTGTTAACGGTCATAGATTCCCTGTAGAAGGAAATCTTGTTCTTCATGGATCCCGGAGTTAGTACTGCCATTAGTAACGCTTTACTGAGCCAAGCAAGCGCTGTACACCCTCCTTGACTTCTGTGGTGATACCTCCGAAAAACTCTGCCTCACGGTGTGAATCGTAGTGACCTATTAACATAAGGGCTGCCTGAGTAAATTGCTTAGGCAGGTCCTTTACGTTCTCACCTCCTTCAAGGGTAATCTTATACAGATCGTAGTCCTGGTCTTCGTTAAGGTCCACAGGAGGTTCTGTTCCTGTGAAATCAACCTGAAGAGGGTAGCCTGTATTTCTAACTCGCGTCTTATCGTCTACGTAAGCGACATAGTCTCCACTAGTGTCAAGGTAGTCGATGGCTTCTACAGTATATGTGCCTGTAATGTTTCTCAGAGTTTGAATTTCGTTAACCTCCAAACGGTCTAGATAAACCACTACAGTTGATTTCTTGGCAGAAACAGATGCCAAGTTGTAGTTTGAGTCTTCGTGCTGCGCAGGAACGCTAGAGCAGAACACACGGTTCGTCACCGTGAGCATGTAGTCCATAGCGGCCTCCAGGTAGGATTTGATGAGATCGTCAGCTTCCCCCTGCTCGTAACGCAAGTGGCCGCGAATAATAGACAAAGGCACTAAGTCTTCTGCGTAGTAATTCTGTGTGACGATCGTTTTCATTTCCTAGATTTAAAAAAGGGGGCGACCGCAATAGCCGCCCCCTTCCATTTCATTCGCTTAATGTGTCTTACGCAACTCCGGTCAAGCCCTCGAATGCTTTCGACTGGAGGTACTCTACGTCTCGATAGCTGTTAGCGATGATTCGCGTAACACCATGGTCCGCATCGGTGTAAGGGTCAATAATCAAATTTAATCCACCCCATGTGCCAGTTACAAGCTCATTGATGTTCATCATGAAGAACTCGCCAGTAGAGACTTGAGATGAAACAAAAGTCTCGTATCCCATCACGCTTCGGTTTGTAAGCGGAGAGGTTGCGAACAGCATTCCAGAACCTGCGTCATGGCTCAAAGCACGCAGAGCGCGATAAGCTGACGCTGAAGAAAGTGCCTTCACCCCTTCCAATGGAACATCATTACCCAACAAATAAGACTCCAGATCAAGTGTATTCTCGCTGGCGGCAACATACGTGTGCAACGCAGTCCCTGAAGGTCCGTTAGTGGTAGCGGCTGCTTTAACTTTAGTAATAATATCTGCGTTAAACTTCTTAGCCATAGCATCACGAATTTCCTTAGCAAGGAAAGCACCCATGTCATCAGCAGATTGCGCCAACATTTGATCAGTTACCTGCGTGTGAGCTGAGTAACGAGTTGGTTGCAATGTGCGAGAAGTGAAGCCTGGGTTTGCAATTGTGTTTGCCGCACCTTCTTGCGTATCATTTGTTGCGGTAGCAACTGAGTTTTGAACTTGGAAAACAACATCTCCAGTCAATCCCTCCAGGTTTCGCGCTCCAAGTTGAGCACCGATATCTGCAGGCTTAAACATTTCGGAAATTCCGTTATCAACTTTTCCTACTGCGCCTCCAAAAGCAGTCGCGTTGGCATTAGTACCATCGATAGCGAGTGCAGCACGTTGAGTCACAAATGATGGGATGCAGATACCTCCTGCAACGTTCACCTTTGCATTTTGAAACTCGTTACGAGCCTCTTGGTTCATTTCTGCTTCGAGACCAGTCAAGCGGCCCTGAGCAGCTTCCTTTACCATTTTGCCGAAGCTAAATTGCTTGGCAGCACGAGCCTCTGTATCGCCGAGGCCCTGAACGAGTGCCGGAGCACTATTCTTGTTTTGCTTTTCCATAGTGGAATTTTTGTTTTGTGATTTATTATGTCGAGCCTCGGTTGGCTCAGTATTATACGCTTGTGAGTAAGGGTGAGGCAGAATAGCTGGGTCAATTAATTCGTCTACCCGCTCTTCTTGTTCCTCTTCCTCCTCTTCTTCTTTTTCTTCTTCTTCGTCCTCGTCCTCCTCTTCTTCCATGCGCTCCTCTTCCTCTTCTTCTTCCTCCTCTTCGTAGTGACCAGGACGCTCTTCAGGCTTCTCCTCTTCTTCCTCTTCCATGTAGCCTTTTTCCTCTTCCTCTTCGTCGAGCTTGCGCAACTCCTCTTCTACCTCCTCGTCGAGGAAGGCTTCCATGGATCGCAACGCAACCTCTGTGGTTGGGTACGCGCCTTGAGTAGTTGGAGACACATCGTACAACGTCTCAACTTCGTTAATCGTGCGCAGGTTTACGCCGTCGTCGCGACGCTCCCATGTGTCGTCAGCGATGGTGAATCCAAAGCTAGAAGTAGAAACATTGCCCGTGCGAATGTTTTCGGCCAAGTCCTTAGCGTAGGACTGGTTGCCCAGCTCGAATCGGTACTTGAGACCCTTGTCATCGACTTCCAGTTCTAAGCCGCGACCGACACGGGCCAATGGCATATTCCAGTCG